GAATGGATCTTTAGGGTCAACATCAGGTGGTGGTGGAGGCGGAGGATATCCCGGAGGAGCATCTTCAAATGGAACTGATAACACTGGTGGTGGAGGTGGTGGTTCAGGTAGACCCGATGATAATGGAGGTCAAGGTGGTCCAGGTGTAGTTATTGTAAAAGAATTAGATAAAGCTTCAGGAGTCTGGAGTCTTAATGAACAAATAGATCAATTAGGTGAAGGCACATGGCCTAAAAGAGAAATAACAATAGATTATTTAGTGGTCGCTGGTGGTGCAGGTGGTGGTAATGCTTTTGGTGGTGGTGGAGGTGCAGGAGGTTATCGTGCATCAGGTTATGGCCCAAGTCCACTACAAGGAACAGCGCAAAGTTTAGAGTTTGGAAGTTATACAATAACAGTTGGAGGCGGTGGAGCTGGAGGAGGTAATCCATCAGGAACACCTAGTGGTTACGTATCTGGAACAAACGGTAGTGACTCAGTCTTTGCATGTATTACATCAACAGGTGGCGGTGGTGGAGCTGGTTCAGGAGCTGGTTCAGCGGGTGGATCTGGTGGTGGTGGACAATCTGGTGGAGCGTGTGGTGGAGCAGGTAACACACCTCCAGTAAGTCCAGCGCAAGGTAATCCAGGTGGATCTGGTACACCAGGTGGTCAAGCATGTACAGCTGGTGGAGGTGGAGGTGGAGCTACTGAGGCTGGTGCAAATATTAGTAGAAGTGGTGGACCAGGAACTGGAGGAGTATCTACAGCTGGTAGAGGTGGTGCAGGTGCTCCAAACGACATTACAGGATCAGCACTTTCATACGCTGGAGGTGGTGGAGGAGGTGTAGGTTATAATAATCCTGGACCTGGTGGATCTAGTGTATGTCACACAGCAGGTGCAGCTAGTCCATGTGGAACTGGAGGTAGAGGTGGTAAATCAGGTTGTGCACCAAGTCATCCACCTAACATGCCACAACAACAAACATCAGGAACTACCAACAGAGGTGGTGGTGGAGGTGGCGGAGGAGCTGCTGGAGGACCTGTTCAAGGACCTGCAGGTTCTGGTGGATCAGGAGTTGTAGTAGTTAGAGCACCAAGTGTCATAGCATTCACAGTTAGCCCTGGTACAAATTCAACTTCAACACATCCAGGTGGTGATAAAATTGCAACATTTACAGTTTCAGGGACGTTGACAATTGGAGAAGCATAAATTATAAATATAACTTTTAAGGAGTAAAAAAATGGCACATTTCGCAGAATTAAAAACAAAAGTAGATCCAACAGGATTTACATCAGATACACATCAAGTTGTAGAGAGAGTTGTTGTGGTGGGTAACGATATTACTACTGCAGCTGGACCATTAGGAGAAAATGATATGCACCAAGATGGAGAAACATGGTGTATTAATTTTTTTAATGGTGGTATTTGGAAACAAACTTCTTACAATCATAATTTTAGAAAACAATACGCAGGTATCGGAATGATTTACGATCCTGTAAAAGATAAATTTTTAAGTCAACAACCTCATGCTTCATGGTCATTAGATTCAAATGACGATTGGCAAGCACCAATAACTTATCCAACAATTATAAATGATGGTGAAGATCCATCTGTATGGTCTTATATAATTTCTTGGAACGAAGATAAATATAACGCTGACAACACAAAAGGTTGGGAAGCAACTAAATCAAACGACGAATCGGAAACACCTACCAAATACGATTGGAATGGCACGGCTTGGGTGTCCGAATAGGAGACTCAAATGCCAAGAAACAAATCTGGCTCAGCAAATGGTGGAGTAATTGGAAAAACGAACAAGTCTTCGTTTGGAAAAAATAAAGTTACTGTTAAAACATCATCAGGAAATATCACAGCACTATCAGGAACAAGAGTTGTTCAAGCAACTTTAGTAGCAGGTGGGGCTTCAGGTGGTTCTAATCAAGGTGAAGGTGATGGTGGTGGCGGTGGTGGAGCTGGAGGATTAAAAACATTCCCATCAGTAAATGCTTGTGGAACAATAGCAGTAGTTGTTGGTGGTGGTGGAGCTTTAGCAAATTATACTTGTAGAAAACAAGGAAATCCAGGAAACGTATCAAGTTTAGGATCTGCCTGTGTTACAGGTGGTGGTGGTGGTGGAGCACCTCCTACAGCGCCATCGGGAGCAGGTTTACCTGGAGGTTCTGGTGGAGGTTCTAATGGTTGTGCAGCCGTAGGTTCTGGGATATGTGGTCAAGGAAATAATGGTGGAATAGGATTAGGCCCTGCTGGTGATGGTGGTGGTGGCGGTGGAGCTGGAGCAGTTGGAGGAAATGGTACTGCTTATCCAGGAGGCACAGCTGGAGCAGGAGGAGCAGGAACAGATATTAGTCCTTTATATCCAGGAACAAGTTTACCTAATAGTGGAGTTTATGCAGGTGGTGGAGGTGGTGCCTCGTATTGTAGAAATCCAGGAGCTAATAATGCAGGACCTGGTGGAACTGGTGGTGGTGGAGCTGGTGGTAAAGGAGCACAAGTAGGAACAGCAGGTACAGCCAACACTGGAGGTGGTGGTGGAGGTGCTGGAGGTCAAACACCTAATTCTGGAACTGGTAGAAATTCAGGAGCAGGAGGATCTGGTATTGCAATTATAAAAGAATTAAACAAAGCAAGTGGTGTGTGGTCAATGCAAAGTCAATTTGCTGCTATGAGCTCTGGCACATGGCCTGATGGAAGTGTAGTTTTAGGAGTAAATGTAAACTATTTAGTAATGGCTGGTGGCGGTGGTGGAGCTGAGGGAAGTGCTGTCGGTGGTGGTGGAGGTGCTGGGGGATATAGAGCTTCAGGATATGGACCTAGTCCACTACAAGGAACAGCTTTACTTGCTAACAGTTTATTTAAAGGAACTACTTATACTGTAACAGTTGGTGGCGGAGGTAGTTCTTATTCAAAAGGTTCAGATTCAATATTCAATCCAGGTGGAACTGAAGGAACGGATATGATTACTGCAACAGGTGGTGGTGGAGCTTTTAGTGCACCAGTAGGACCTGGTTTAGCACCTTCTAATGCTAATGGTGGATCTGGAGGTGGACCTAATTATAATGGTTCTTATCCAAATCCTTTTGGAACAAACCCTTCAACACATTCTGTATTTCCTGCATCCACAAAAGGTTTAGGAAATACTCCACCTTTTTCTCCTTCTCAAGGTAATCCGTCAGGTGGTGGAGGATTTAATGATAACGGGCCTACTTCACACTATGGTGGTGGTGGAGGCGGTGGTGCCGGTGGTGTTGGTGGAGACTTTAACGTAGGACCTGGTGGTAATTCACCTACTCCACTTCATGGTGGTGATGGAGGTATTGGTGTAGGAACAGCTATTAATCCAAGTTCAGGTGTTGGAACACCAGGACCATGTGGATCTTTAAGATACTTTGGTGGTGGTGGAGGTGGTGGTGCTCAAGGAGCATATGATAGTTTACCACCTATAAGAGCGGGTATAGGAGGATATGGTGGTGGAGGATGTGCTTCTGCTTGTAGAGGTGGTCCGCCTAATCCATGGTATCCAAGAACAGCAAATGCACCAGGCCATTCTGGAGTAAGTGGGGAATCTGGAACAACCAACACTGGAGGTGGTGGAGGAGCTGGTGGTAAAGATTCAGGAGTAGGACCTGTTCCAGGACCTGGGGTAGGTTCAGGAGGATCTGGAGGATCTGGAATAATTATTTTAAGATATCCAACTGCAGTTACAGGGACTCTAACAGGACCAGGTTGTAATACAATAGCATGTGCACCTAGTAGCACTAAAGTAGCAACTTTTAAAGCCACAGGTAGTATAACTTTTAGTTAATGAATTTTTATACCCATCAACTTTTTTCTAAAGTTGTATTTGAAACACAATTAGACTATTCTAAAAAAGAATTAGATAATTTTATAACTGCTTTTAAAAAATATAAAATTAAAGATACTGCAGAAATTAAATATAATACAAAAGCAAGTGAAACTAAATACATTTTAAATAATAAAAAATTTAAATCTTTAAAAAACAATCTTTTAAAACAATTTAATTTATTTAAAAATAGTGTTTTAAAATATGAAAATACTAATTTTGACATAACTACGTCTTGGTTAGCTATAAGTAATGAAAAAGATTTAGGTGTTAGTCACAATCACAGAAACAGTTTTTACAGTGGAATTTTTTATTTAAAAACCCCTAAAAATTGTGGTGATGTACAGTTTCAAAATTATGAAAACAATAATTTTTATATTGAGCCAACAGTTAAAAATTCTTATAATTCAACACAATGGCAATTTAAAGTAAAAGAAAATTTATTATTATTTTTTCCAAGTGAACTGTATCACACAATTTTAAAAAACAATTCTAAATCAAATAGAATATCTTTAGCTTTTAATATCGTGCCAAAAGGCAGATTTGGATGCAGTGATTCTGAACTACATATAATGCCTCTTGACAATATTTAAATAATAAGTATGTTCTCCTCATAGTAAAAAAAGAAAGAATATGAATTTAACAAATTATTATTGGTATTTTCAATCAGCAGTTCCTGCTAGAATTTGTGATGATATTTCTAAATACGGAAAACAACTTCAAGAACAAATGGCAGTCACTGGTGGTTATGGTAATAAAAAATTAAATCAAAAACAAATTAAAGATTTAAAAAAGAAAAGAGATTCTAATATTGTTTGGATGAATGATAGATGGATCTATAAAGAAATACAACCGTATATCCATAACGCAAATGCAAATGCAGGTTGGAATTTTGAATGGGATTTTAGTGAGTCTTGTCAATTTACAAAATATAAAAAAGGTCAATACTACGATTGGCATTGTGATAGTTGGGATAGACCCTATATTAGAGAACATCCAAACGATCCATCGCATGGTAAGATTAGAAAATTATCTGTAACAGTAACATTATCAGATCCAAAAGATTATAAAGGTGGTGAGCTAGAGTTTGATTTTAGAAATCTTGATCCTGATAAACCTAGAAAACCTGTTAAATGTAAAGAAATATTACCTAAAGGATCTTTAGTTGTATTTCCTAGTTTTGTATGGCATAGAGTATGTCCAGTTAAAAGTGGAGAAAGAAACAGTTTAGTAATATGGAACTTAGGATATCCATTTAAATAATATGAAAAAGAAAAAAGCTAAAGCTAGAAAACAAAAAATAAAAAAAGAAGTAGTTGGTTATCCAAAACAATTACAATTAGAACAATATTTTGCATCTCCTATATGGTTTGCAGATGAACCAAAATTTGTAGATAGTTTAAACAAAGCGTCAGACAAATATATTGAAGCATCTAAGAAAACATTAAAACCACAAATAGATGAACGTAATAAAAAGTTTGGTGACAAAGGAGACATGGGTCATGTATTTCATTCAACAAGTTTAATTGGTGATCTTAATTTTTTAGAATTACAAAACTATATAGGTGCAACGGCACATAATTTATTAAATGAAATGGGATTTGATTTAACTAATTATCAAGTGTTTACTACAGAATTATGGGTGCAAGAATTTGCTAAAAAAGGTGGTGGACACCACACTTTACATACGCATTGGAACGGTCACATATCAGGTTTTTACTTTTTAAAAGCAGATGAATCTACATCATTACCTATGTTTGAAGATCCAAGACCAGGTAATGTCATGAATCTTTTACCAGAAAAAGATAAAACAAAAATAACTTATGCATCATCACAAATTAATTATAAAGTTAAACCAGGTAGAATGATATTCTTTCCATCATACTTACCTCATCAGTACATTGTAGATATGGGCTATAGTCCATTTAGATTTATACATTGGAACTGCCAAGCAATACCAAAAGGAGTATTAAATGTCGTTTAAAAAAAATAAATATAGTGTTTTAAAAAATGCAATATCAAAAGAGTTAGCAGAGTTTGTTTACAAATATTTCTTAAATAAAAGAAATGTAGCAAAGTTTTTATTTGATCAAAGATATGTATCACCGTTTAC